GTGCCAGCCTTTCAACTACACGGATGACTTCACGACGGAGGGCATCGTGATGGACGTCCTGGCCCGTGGCTCCCTGGGCGGCGGTGCCTCCACGACGGTTGTGCCGACGACGACGGGTGATGGTCCCTCGGGCCCCTACCTGCCTGGTCTGGGCATTGCGGTCGGTCCTTCCCTGGCCGGTGCGTCTTGGCTGGACTCGATCTCGGATGCGGGTGATGAGGTCTTCGCCGACACGACCAACTACCTGCTCGCCAAGGTCATCCTCGACTCCGGCGTGCGCTGCTCGGGCAAGAACCCCGTGGAGGTTGCCAAGCTGCAGCTCAACGGCCAGGATCGGTTCACGGAGCGTGAGGGCCGGTACTTCGACCGCGTGCAGCCCTACCAGCACCACAGCCGCACGCCCCAGGTTGGCATCAACGTGTATTCCTTCGCGCTGAAGCCCGAGGAGCACCAGCCCAGCGGCACCTGCAACTTCTCTCGCATTGACAAGGCGACGCTCCAGCTCACGGTCTCCGTCAACACGGTCCGTGGTGGGCGCACGGCCCAGGTGCGAGTGTACGCCGTCAACTACAACGTCCTGCGCGTGATGTCCGGCATGGGCGGCCTTGCCTACTCCAACTAAGCGCGAGAGTTGGATGACTAACTATTTAAAAATCAAAAAAAACGGGGAAACCCAAAAATGAGCTCGGAATCCCGACTTCATTTTTGGTTGTGGCTGCGGAAGTAAGATGATAAAAAAACACAGACTGCTATAAATAATTACTACAAATGCGTCTATTAACGCGAGATGATTACGATAAGTATTATCCGTTAATTAACGAGTTCAGAAAGACGACAGTATCCCGCGAGCAGTTCATAACATACATGGACAAGTTACCGTCCAATATTGAAATATATGTAACCGAGTTGGAGGGCAACCTCATCACGACATGTACAGTGATATTCGAGCCCAAGCTCATCTTCGACATGTGCACGTATGCTCACATTGAAGACGTGTGCGTTTCGAGCGAATATCGTAAGCGGGGAATTGGGACACATCTAATGCAGCAGGTTGTAGCGTTGTGCACTGAACGTGATTGCAAGAAGGTCACTCTCGTATGCAATCCGCAGAACATACATTTTTATCAGCTCAGTTCATTTGAACAGCGCGGAGTCCAAATGTCTATTCTTTTAAAGGAATAGATTAAATGCTTCATCGGAAACGTTCGGTAGGTCAGCATACCGTATACGGATATGACACCACGCGGTATAGGCTACAAGAACTTATTGAGGAAATTTATGGAACGGATATCGGCTCTCTTCAGAGCATGTCCTCCGACTTTCAATCTCGCGACAAGGGTACTCTCCAGGATATCGAGACCGACATACACAAGAAGTTCTATGCGTTTATAAAGTCGGGCGATCGGTTTAAGTCCGTATATTGCCAGATTATTCGCGATATTTTTGATGAGTTCTTCCCAGAAGAGCCCGTGCTAATTTACCAGAGCTTTCCGAGTATTCGATTTCAGTTTATCGGAAACAAGTGCGTTCCACCTCACTGCGATTCAGATGATACCGGGCGGCATCCGATTGGAGAGCGCAACTTTTTGATTCCTATCACGAAAATGTCCGGAAGCACTCGCCTATTCATCGAGTCGGAACCTAAAAAGGGAGACTACACTGGAATCGACATGGACTACGGAGACATGTTATACTTCAACGGAAACACATGCGTTCACCATAACAATGTCAATGTTGAATCCTACATGCGGATCTCGTTTGACTTTCGGGTTATTACGTTGGCCGATTACGGTTCATACATCACCCGTCAGAACGTAACACATACAAACCCACGGGACATTGAGTCGCGCAAACCCGTTAATATGGTAGTTGGTGGATACTACCAATGTATGTTCAGAGGTGCAAACGTAGCCAAAACACTTGCGTGGCACTCATCGCAGTCGATAGTTCAGTCTCGGCCGTGCTTTGATGACGAGGAAGCGAAAGCAAGTGCTGCATACTTTCAATCCGGAGATCCGTTTCTGACAGAGTTCAAGCAGACAGATGCATTAGAAACTACAATCGGGCAAGTTACCGGTAGCGACCACTGCTTTATGACTCCGAGCGGAACGAGTGCCCTCATCACCGCGCTTCTTGCATGCGGCATTCGTCCGGGAGACGAGGTGATAGTCCCAGATTACACGATGGTAGCGACTGCGAATGTAGTAACCCTCCTAGGAGCAAAGCCAATATTCGTAGACGTACGCGCCGGTTCCTATACCGTCCATGTAGATGATGTTGTCAAATATATTACACCGTCTACCAGAGCGGTTATTCATGTAAGTCTGAACAACCGTTCGGATGCATTGCCCGATCTTGCGGCCCTTTGTAAGCAGAGAGGTATATACCTAATTGAAGATGCAGCACAGTCTCTTGGTTGTTTGATCAACGGCAAGCACTATGGGACGTTCGGGGACATTGGTTGCTTCTCCTTCAGTACTCCCAAGATAGTTACAACCGGCCAGGGAGGTTGCTTGGTAACAAATAACGCGGAGATCGCTTCCAAAATATTGACAATCAAGAACTTTGGAAGAAAGACGGGCGGTGTGGAAGTATACGATTCATTCGGCGTTAATTTTAAGTTTACCGACATCCAAGCCGTGGTCGGACTCGCTCAAATGAAGAAACTCCCGCACCGTGTGAGACGTATGCGCGACATGTTTGATATGTATTATCGTGGATTGGCGTCGTGTCGCAATGTGCTCATCGGGCCAGCTCCTACTGCAGAATGGATACCGTGGTTCATTGAAGTTGAGACTAAATACCGAGACAACCTCGCCGTCTTTCTTCAGAAACATTCGATTCAGACGCGTATAACGTATCCCGCACTTCACTCGTTGTCGGTATACGGTGAGTCGGGAGAGTTTCCGAACTCCGATCACATCTCGAAGAACGGGCTCTTCCTACCAACACATTTCCTGTTAACAGACCAAGACATATCTCGCATATGTGATCTAATCAGTATCTACGATCTGTACTGCGCTTAGGAAGTAATTTGTATGGAGCGTGGATTCGGATTCTCCGTTTTGTGCCCGAATATATACCATCGCAGATGACGGGTATGTAACGATCTTCTCGGGGGAGCGGTTTAGATATGCACCCCACCACGAGAATGTTGAGTATGTGATTATGTTATGTTTGCATTGGCTCATCGTCCATAGGTCGATATAGTCGAAATTACCCCGTATATACCGAACTCGAACGCCGAGGTTATCGATATCCACGGGGCCGTCGGAAAATACAAAGTAAATAGGATCAGAGACACGCTCGTTCATGTAAGAAATTGCGCGCTTATAATACTCCATAGTAGACCGAACGTTAGCATCTTTGCCAGTTCGGATGTGGACGGCAATCACATTCTCCGTCTTGAGCTCTGGATACATGGTGTCGATTGAAAGCTGAGACTTTGCATCCGGAGCAAACATGGCGAGTATATCTTCGCGGTATTCGTTGAAATAGGGCGGATATTCAAAGTATCCTTCCAGAAGAATGTTAACTCCGGGATTCGATACAATGTTTTGAATCGCCGAGAAGGAATATGTCTTTTCTCGCGCATTTTCTCCAACCAAGTATGAGTATTTGGTCGGAGGTGCTGCTCTACAGTTTCGGTACAATGTATCTCCATGATCGTAATGAAATAAACTACGAATTTTATCACAATATTTTTGAAGATACGAAAAATCGGGCGTGCGTGAATATGTTTTTGATAACCCGTATGTGGTGGCAACCTGAAATAATACGTTTCCAGTACCTAGGTTCACACGGGATAAGTGTTCCGAATTCATAGCAGTGATCGTTGGTGCCAGCATTAGTATATGCTTCGACATTACGATGTAAATGTAGTCAATAATCATAGACGACGTGCCCGCCCACAAGGTCACTGAATCCCGGACGTTGACGACCAATGCGTTTGAGGGAATAAAGCCAATTTGACGTTGGCTGAATACGAATCCAGTATTGATCATTGATATACATTGAAATGACGTTCGGAGTGTGGAGGTTTGCGTGAAAAAGTGCCACGGCATTCTCAAGATTACCGATGATCGTATCGTAGAACTTCCGATTGACGATGTACCCGCTAGCAGTCGTACAGGACAGTACTTTGCCGAAGACGTTGTTGTAGGGAGAATATTGGTTCAGATACCAACTAAGCGCGAGAGTTGGATGACTAACTATTTAAAAATCAAAAACAGGGGAAACCCACAACTGTATACGGAAACCCGAGTACAGTTGTGATGTGCGTGTATTGTTTGTAACTATTTTTAACTACTATAGTAATGTTCGTAGAACATACTTTATCATATGATGCAATGAAGTATGACTTCCAGGACATAGTAAAGCGGATATTCGATATAAAAGACCTCCAACGCGCCCATGAACTGCGGCCGAGGTCGAACGACCAGATAACATTTGAAGAAGATACGAAGACATGGTTTCATAGACACTACTATGATTCTCCACTATACGGAGAGATGATCGGTATCTATGAGACGTTTGTAAAGGATATTATCCTTCCCAGGTATTCTGATTCTGCATATGCCGTTCAGGTGGATCCGTCTTTTCGTATCGGAATCCCAAACAACACTGCTCTTGGGATCCGAAACGATGATACAAATGACCGTATCGGATGCCATTGTGATGCAGATTATAATCATCAGCCAGGAGAGATCAACTTCATCGTTCCTATCACACCCATGTTTGACACAAACTCCGTCTACGTCGAAAGTGAGCCTGGAAAGGAAGACTTCCACCCCGTAAACCTTTCAGTGGGCGATGTGTTCTGTTTTTACGGGAACAAGTGCCGGCACTACAACGTGACAAATACTACAGGCTTAAGCCGATTATCTATTGATTTTCGTATCATTCCAATGTCTCGTTATATCGATGATTGGGCGAGCGCGTCGGTCCACGGAAAGAGGCCACTTACACTGGGGGGTTACTTTAAGAGAATAAATGGAGACTCTCGTTGTGAATAACTTTGTCCTGTCTGGATACGGGGATCGTATGATGGACCTACTACTTCTCGCTTCGTACGCACGCGCAAGGAATATGCGCCTATATATTCGTTGGCAGGATTTCCCAGGTATGCCCGATTACAGCGACATTCCAGAGTGGAGGTTTCAGGATACTCGACTCAAGAACTTTCTGTCCTTCTTCCGGCTCCCTTCGGAAGTCCAGATAGAGTATACATCTGTCGCAAACACCGCTCACGAATGGAAGCAGTACATCGGTGGAACTACGTCTCCAACAGTTTTTCATGAACGATACATCGCAGGGTGGTTTCCCATCGGCCTTTCGGAGTGGTTGGCGATCGTAGATGAAGTGAAATCAGAGTTGAAACTCAAGGTGACTCGATATGTACCAGAGAGGCCTTATGTAACCGTTCACTTGCGGCGCACAGATAAACTGCGCGGAGTGTGTGAAACGCAAATCGTAAAGGACGAACTCGCTCTTCTGAACCAAGAGACATTCGCAGCTATCCAGACTGCCAAGGACAGCGGTTACACCGATTTCTATATTGCGACGGACGATCCCTCGGCGCGCGGCGAGTATATTGCCTTCATCGAGTCTATCGGTTGTCGAGTGATTGCGCCTGCTAACGATCAC